CTTTCACTTGTTTAGTGTTTGCCATCGATCTTGCTAGTGCTTTTGTGTATCTAGAAGCAAGTTTGTCATACAGGTTATCTTCAATAGCTTCCTCAGTGATAGCAAAAGCGAGAGCAATTGTCTCGTTAGTGTATCTTGCTGTGAAAGTTTCTTGTGCATCGTCATAAGTTACCCCTTGTCCTTCTGGTTTAACTGATGCGTTTGCAAAACCTGACAACATAACTTCTTCTTCAAAAGCTCTGTCAGATGATTCAGTCGTGTATATTTCAGCCGACTGATTTTCGTATTGTTTATATTCCAGGCCGAATAGTGCATTCAAACCTGGCTCTAGTTCTTTAACTAGCTGATTACGTGATATAGCCATTTTTTTCTATGCTCCTATTAAGATAGTATAGCTGAGTTATAGTAGATTGATTCATTCAATCTAACCACCCAGTTACTATTTGCCGAACCTGTATCGCTGTTGCTTGGGTCTTCGGATATACGGATAACTCTCCATTGGCCAGTTGTGACCTTTGTAGTTGCTGCTAATTCGCAAGCGGATTGTCCGTTAATCGTTGAACCTGCTGCATAAGTATCTTGATCAGCCAGACTACATGCGTCTGTCTGAGTCCAAGTACCAGCGGTTTGCGCCACATACAATTGTTGTGGGTTATCATAACAATACGCGTCTATTGTTCCAGTCGTGATATTCGTCAAGGCTGGATAATAGTTTTTCCATGTTGGCTTAGAAGTGGTTGGATCGATATAGAAACAGCCGTTGAAAACACCAATTTGAAGAGTGCTAGCTGCAATTGACCCGAAAATATATCCTTTTACAGATGTAGTTCCTGCTCTGTCAGTTACAATACCATCTCCAGCGGCAACTAGATCGCCTTGAAATATAGCGTTAGTCCAGTTGTCATTGATTTGATACTTTGAAGTACCTTGTGTTTCATAGCTTGATCCCATGCCGCCAATAGCTCTATAGCCAAATGCTGCGTCTTGATTTGCCATGTTGGTTCTCCTTATGTGACCTGTCCCGTTAAGGACCTCCAGTCACGGTTTATATAAATTTCGTTGGTTGAATGTTAAAAAATTAACGTTTTCTTCCACCGAAGGTTGTGCGAGTCTGTCGATCAATTTCGATCGGCATGCTCTTATGCTGTTCCTTCAATAAATCGTTATCTACTGCTTCAATCTGTTCAGACGATAATTTTTTAAAATAGTCTGCACGTTGTCGCGCGATTTCTTCAGGTACCCTTGTTAGCACAAGGCCTCCGTGCCCGATAATCCCTTTATACTTGCCATCCGGCATTGTTGCGTAGTCATCTTCTGGATATTCGTCGGCTCTTACTAATTCATATCCGGACCTTAAGCGTCCTTGTATGTTTTTCGTGTCGACGTACCCTAAGATTTCTACCCTGACCCATCTGTGTCTGAATCCCGCTGGCGCGTTGGGCGTATCTAAGTACGATGGTGGAGTCCAAACTTTTTTACGTAATTTTTTTTCTCTAGTTTGGCTCGCACGGGAAGTTTTATTTTCTTCTTTTTTCATATGCTATTCTCCCTCCGTGAGTCTTAATTGTCTTGCATACTCTTCTAGTGGCACACGCAATTTTTTAGCGATTGCTACCTGTGAGGATGTGAGTTTCACAGTTTTGCGACCAGTCTTTGTACTACGCGTTGCAGAAGCAACGTTTTGTGTAGGTTTACTAGTCTGTTGTTCTACCTTACCAAATTTGTGGGGGAATTCAAGCTTTATTCTTTTATCAATTTCCTCATAATAAGAATCTGACTTTGGATCAAATCCTTCTTCTTCAGTAAGCTTCCTGTGTAGATCAAAAGCTGTGTAGGTCATGGCATTATCTTTACCAAACCAGTTATTTTTTTCCGCCCAATCCTCTGCTTTTGGATCTGGTGGTGGTGTTCGTTGAGTTGGATATTGAGCTGCAGGTCCTTGTTTTCTTGCATTCTCTCTAGCAGTTTCTTCCATTTGTTGCCTGCTTTTCATTTCTGCAAGTTTAGCTTGCTCATATCCCAATTGAGAAATTGCAGTTAATGCTTCTACCTCAGCTTTTTTATCATCCGTATCACGTGAAACTGATAATTTAGCCTGAGCTGCTGCAAGAGAAGATTTAATTCTTCCCTCCATTTCAGAAGTATATCCCTGATCTAAATCAGTTGCCTGTTTTCCCAATTCATCTCTTTCTCTCATAACACGTCTAGCATAAGAAACAGCTTCTTCTTTCTGTCTTTCTGCTTCACGCATTTTTTTAGTAAGTTTAGCGATACGTTTTTGAACGCCTTCGCTATACTCTTCCATTTCTTTCTTTTGTTCTGTCGGTTCTTCTTTTACTTCTTCCGAAGTTTTTTTCTCAGTTTCTGATTCGCTCGACGTAGCATCCAACTGCTCACCAGATTTCTCAGATGAATCATCGGACTTATCACTGTCTTTATTATCAATTTCTGCATGTTCTTCTCCTTCAGTTTTTTCTTCTTTGATTTCGACTTCGGTATCTGGACCGGAAGAGTCAATATCAACTGTTAGTTCTTCTTTTTTTTTATCTTCTGGCATAGTTTCTCCTATGGTTACATTTCATGGAATATTTCTTCGGGGTCATCCACGGTCGCTAGAACTTCATCATCATTCAGAAGTCTAACTTCACCCCCCTCTATTTTAATTCTAGATCCTGCATATCTTGCAAAAATAACCCAACTGCCTTTTTTACACCAAGGTCCTTTAGGATATCTTTCTGTATCTTTATAGGCATCTGGCCCAACGGATAAAACAAGACCACAAGTTGAGGCTACTTGAGCTCGTTCTAAAGCGTCATCAGTTATAATAATTCCACCTTTAGTTTTTTGTTTATGCTTGAAGGGAAGAACCAATAATCGCCATCCTGTAGGAATTGGCAACTTAGCTGTTTCAGATGTTAAATCTTTTTCTTTTTTTGAAGGTTTAACTCCAACTAATTTTTTATTTGGGAGTTGGATTTTTGGGGTTTCCTTTGATACTGATAACTGTTCCGTCACTATTTTTTTGCTCCTTTTTTTCAAGCAGGGTGGATATTTCCTGACTCAGATACTGATATGTTCGTATCTGTCCTAACATATACTGATATTTTTCCATATTGTCAATACCACCTGAAACCATGGCTGCCACAACATCATCATGACGCATTTTAATAATTCTTCTAATTTTCTCTACAAATACGAAATCTTCCATTATTTTTTTCTCCTTTTTGATTTTTTCTTCTTTTTAACGGGTTTACTTCCATAAGCCTTTGTCCATTCACGCGCGATCTTGGGCTCATTCTTCCATAAATAGCGTCTTTGTTTTTCTGATTTAAAAGGCATTAAGAGGGTTTCTGCAGATTAACTGCGTTTGGACCCTTAGGTCCTTCCTCAACTTCAAAAGTTAGTGTCTGGCCTTCCTCAAGACCATTCATCCCTGATTTTTTTATTGCAGATACATGAACAAATACATCTTTTTGTTTATCTTCTCTTTCAATAAATCCAAATCCTTTGGTTGGATTAAACCATTTTACTTTTCCGTTTATACTCATTACGCTTCCTTTCTTTCTCTTCCCATTTTTTTAAATGTTTTAGCTAATGCTTTAGCTCTTCCTGTACATCCTGGTTTTGTAATCGGTGTACATTTTCCTTTAGTTCCTCTTTTCTTAATTGAAGCTGTAGCTTTTTGAATCCATCCACCTTTAGCGGCATAAATTCTTTTTTTAGTGTCCATTGGACGGCTTGCTGTTGAATCGAAATATTGAGGCACTAGATTATTTATTAATTTTTCCTTTACCCTTACCGCTGCCCCATTTTCCATAAGACTCATCACGGCTTGCTTTTAATTGTTTAGGGGTTCTTTTCTTTTTAATTCTCATTGCAATGGATTCATCTTTTCTATCTTTGTATCCTTGCTTCTTCGCTTTGCCACCTTTTTTCATTCCTGTGCTATAAGGAAATCTTGGCTTGTAAGGTCTTGTTCCAAAATCGTTTCTCATTATCTTTTTGCGGCTCCGCCGCCTCTTTTAGCTATACCCATGGATTTAACGCGACCACCTTTTTTGTACATTGGTCCACCACGCATTCCCATGTCACTAGGATAATATCCTGAACGCATGTCTCTTCGTGCGGTACCACTTACTGGTAATCCACCACCAAATTGTTTACGTATTCGGCCACCTGTTTTAGCGGCAACTCTTCCACCTTTTGCTTTCCTATCACCCAATCTTCCTTTTATGTTTTGATATTTGTTATAAGGATTTAACTGACCTGGCGAAGCAACTGCTGATCCATAACCTGGTGTAGTCATCTTTTCGATAAATGCTTTCTTTTTCTGAACATTTCCTTGAATAAGAGGATGTCCGAAACCTTTCCAATTTCCTTTTGAATAATCTATTTTTGGTTTTGATTCAGTAACAACTGGTTTAACTTTTTTAGTAATGTATTGTGATGTTGGCATTTCACGCTTTACTCCAACAGGTTGTCCTGCTGTCGAAACTGCACCTTTACCTCTTCCTTTTAAAGCTTTAGCACCAGCATAAAGTGCACCACCGATAATGGCAGCCTTAGCTATTTTCTTTAATCTTTTTTTCCATTTCTTTTTTGCCATAATATTCTCCTTATTGATTATTATTATACATAATTATTAAATGCAAGTCTATTTCTTCTTACCATTCCTAAATATCTGTGTTCCCTTTATACCAAATATTGACGCGCATACAAGAATCCAGAGATTTGTGAACCATGACGGGAGCGCCTGGAAATGCTCAAAAAACACTTTTATCTTGTCCATAGCCGCCGGATCGTCTGACCAAACCCCGTAGGCCAACACAATTATGGGCAATGTGAGAATCGCTAAAACGACCTCGTCCTTATAATCTTTGTCTCGGGATTCTAAAAGTTTTCCCTGGTAAGCTTCCTCGCCGCGAGACATCTTAACGGCGTGCATGTGCTGCGCATCAGCCATAGCCATCTTTGTCTCCTGACGCTTTTTATAAATATGAGTTCCAGCGTTAAGCGCTAACTTAATTGCTCCAAACCACATATTAGAACCAAGTAGCTGTTTTGTTTTTAGATTTCAGCATTGCTCCAGTACCTTGAACCTTAACTTTTGTTCCTTTGTCTATTTTTTGTCCGGGAACAAATGCATTAGTTACAATATTGGCTCTAGGGTCTTGTCCAACGTTGTCAGCCGGCCCCTTGTACTTTTTGCCACCTTCTGGATATCCTACTTCTGTTTTTGCCATATTTTTCTCCTTGTTTAATAGTACATTATCTTCTTGGACCTTTCAAGATTTTAACGTCTCTTTGTTTCATTCTATCTTGTCTCATCTTAGCATCATTGGACATTTCTTGTTTAACCAAAGATGTTTCAGCTCTTAGTTCAGCTAAGTCTTCATTCTGCTCTAATTTTTCATCAAACTGTGTTTGACCCATCAATTGTTTAGATCTATCCATATTAATCTTTTCTTGGTCCTGTTCTCGTTTTTTCTCGTTATCCATTGCTTTTAAATCCAGTTCTCTTGCTTTTAATTTAGCAATTGGATCATTTCCGAACTGACCCATGATTTTATTCTCTTCATCTTTAAATTCTTGCATCATTTCAGCAATTAAAGTTGCTTTTCTAGCTTCAACTTTCATTGAAATCTGCATCAGCTGTTGTTGAAACTGAGGATTTTGCTGCATAGCTGCATTTTGTTGTGCCATTTGTTGCATTTGTTGTAATTGCATTATTTCTTCTCTAAATTCAATTTCAACCTGCTCTTGAGCCATCATTGAAATGTGTTCAAAGCAGTTTTTTTCCAAAGCACCCAAAATCATCGGGTTATTTCGAGCTAAATTCGTAGAAATGAAGTTTAAATGTGAAGTTATGTGTGCTTGATGGTTTTGACCTTTAAAAGCTTGAAAAGGTTTGCTACTTAAAGCCATGATATTCTCTACTGCCGGATCTAAAGGTGTTGGTTGAGGTGGAGGAGGTAAAATTTTATCAATTTCTTTTACTCCGATCGCACTGTACATGGCATAAAACGCTTCATACATATTATGCATCTGCGGATTCGCTTGAGCTAATTGTAATTCTGTTTGCGCCATAGAAATTCTTTGAGATTGAGAAAAAATATTTGGATCTGCAACTGGAATAATATCTATTTTGTCATCAAAGTCCGTAACTTTTACATTTCGTTGTGCTCCTACCACATCATAAGGATATTCTGGAGGGAGATAAGTTTTAAAAACGCCCGCTAACAAATTAAATTCTTGTTTAAGCGCCCCAAACACTCGTTTGTGGATCGCTGACATGACTCTTGAACCACGTTCTAAGAGAGCGATAGTCGTACCAACAGCGGCCTGCTGGTTGCCGTCTCCGACCTGCATATCAGCGATGGCGGCAAATCTTTGTCCTGCTTGGACAACAATTCCCATCAACGACAGTAATGTCTGTGATGGTTCTTTGAAAGGTAAAGTCATAAAAGCATCCTTGATGTTTCCACCAGGTGCATCTACATCTCTAAATTCGCCGGGCTGTATTGCTTGGGCCTCGTCTCTTACACGTATTCCTCTTTGTTTAAAACCTGCAGGAAGATTACTTAATGTTCCTGCATCTAGTAATTGACGTAGAGCAGTTGTTGCTGTTCTTGATAAACCGCCAATCATATGGATTAATCCAAATCCATAAAAACCCATTCCAGGTAAAAATCTGAAATGAACAAAATATTGTATTTTTAATTTCATCGGATCTTCTTGTTTATAATTTCTTCTGATAGATAAAACTTGTCGTGAGCCTTCTTCAATTGTCACGATATAAGGAAGTTTAATCCCTGTAGGTTCTCCTTCTTTCATATCTTCGAACCCTTCAATATCTAAGTTCACGTGACATTCAAGAATAGTAAATACATCTTCGTCTCTTGTTTTTCTAATTCCTTCAAGCTGTCTTTCTTTTTTTTCAACTTCAGTTTCTTGATCGTAGCCAGGTTTCACTTCGATATCTCGATAGAAACCTGCAACTTGTTTTTTTCTGAGATCATTCTCAGACATTTTGATAACGTGCATAACCGCCTCCGCATCAGCTAATGAGGTAGCTGTATACGGGACAATTAAATCGTCAGCTTGTACAAATTTAGATACAGCTCTTCCTAAAAGTTCATCGTAATAAACTTTTTTGAAAGCTGAACCTGCTAACGGTAGATAAAAGAGCATTTGATCGAACTCTGGTTCGTACTCTTTCATAACATCCATAATTTGATAGTTCATGAAATTTTTTACTCTTTGAGACTGTTCTTCTTTTTGTCTGCTAGGTCTTCCTAGAATCTGGGTTCTAACCGGACCCATTGATGGAAGTAATTCTTTATAAGCTTGCGCTTGAAACTGTGTTACTGCTTCTGCAAGAACTGGGTGAGTTGCACCGGATGCTCCCTGGAAGGGTTGAGTTGGGTTGGTATATTTAAATCCTAATAAATCTAAACCTTTGATATAAGTATCTTCCCACTCTTTACGGGAAGTTTTATATTGCATGTAATTTTCATTTAATTCTGAACCAATCGGACCTAAAATATCATCTGGAAGTAATTCAGCTATATTGGCAAAATGATCCTCCGTCATCTGTTGTTGGGACATCGGATCGAAATTAACTTCCGCTCCACCTTCTTCGTCCATAACAACTTCAGCACCATCAGGAGTTACCTCCGATAGTTTATCTTCTTCAGTTACAACGATTTCCTCTTCAGGTAATACGACTTCTGGATCTACGTTCGGTAGAGCCTTGTCTATATTGTCTTTGTCTGCCATTTATTTTCTCCGATTTTAACACACTTTTAACTTGTTTGAAAGGAACATTCAACCCTTGTGGGTTAGGTCCTCTTAAAGGTGGAATTGTTAAAGTCAACCTTTTAATCTTCTGGGTCATTGACTCCTCTATTTTTCCATTTATCGTAGCCCCACATTCCTCCAGCGATCATCAGTCCTGGCCATCCGAATTTAGTTGATATCATTTTTATTGTAGACGGTTTCATTCCTAATCGAATAGCTTGCGCCATAATACCAGTTGGGTTCATACCTTTAGTTGCCAACCTTGCTCCTTCTGATGCAAATGCAGGTGTCATCCAATTCATAGGATCTGTTGCAATATCTCCCCAGTCAGTTCCTCCTTTTCTTTGAGCTGTGATACTTATAGGTAAAGTTGCAACCCCTGCTAAAGGAGAAAAAGAAGCTCCTAAAGCTTTTCCTAAAACTCCACTTAAACCTAAAGCCGCTCGAGTTTTGCCGACTCCTGGTATAGGTCCTGTGGGTCCTACTCCTCTTCGTGTTTTATACAATTCTCGGGCACCAGGAACCGCGCCTGCAACAGTTGCTGCAGCCAAACCCGGGTACTGCCATTTTAAAATTTCTTCATCAACTTTTGGAGTTTCTCCTTCAATTGTTGCAAGGAGCATTCCTTTCATTTGATTTTCATTTGTTAAATAAGTTGAAGGGTCATCCGCTACAAATTGTTTCACTAACGGTTCTATCCCTGCACCTACTGCAGCAAGTGCTGCTAACGGCGCCGCTCTCACGCCGAATCTACCCAAAGTTCCTAAAACTCCCCTAGCTGCAGTTTTAACTGTGTTAATAGTTTTGTTGCCGGATAGTTTAGTTATTTGTCGAGTAACTCCAATTGGATCTCTCTCCAATGCATCGCTCATTTTAAGAACACAATTACTGCCAGCAGCAAAACCAGCTCGTCCACCTTTGTTTAAAAAAAGTTGACAAACATTTCCTTTATTAGTTTTTGCATAATCTAAAAGTACCTTTTCAAATCCAGCAGCTTGTTTAAGAACTCCTTTTGGTAGAACTGCACCTTTAGCTTTTGCTCCTCGTAATATTTCATCTAAAAGAAAAGAAGTTCCGATAGGAGCTCGAGTAGCTCTGGTTGCAACTTCTGGTTGGGACATCACACCAAGTTCACCTATTTTTGTTTTATATGTTTTTAACGCTTCTTTTATTCCAGGCGTAACTTTAATTTTTCCGGTATCAGAAAGTTTAATATTTTCTTTCCATGCCTTATTAAACGCCTCTCTAGGTCTCCATTCGTCTCGATTTGCATCCCAAAATGTTAAAGATGTTTTAAGCGGATTTATTTGTCTGCCTGAACTATGATGAACTTCAAAAGCGTTTCGTTTACTTTTTTTTGTCCAACCAGGAATTAATTGTTCATTAATACTATTTCTTAAATTAGGTTGAGCATTGATCCAATATTTCTGTTGGTGAGGTCTAACTGCTTCTTGAAAGTTAGCAATCCCAAAAGACTTAGCATTTTTATTTATAAAATTTTTTAATTTATTTCCTTTAGACTCAATGTTTTCACCAAAGGTAAAGGTCTCTCCAGTAACGCTATCTGTTATCTTTATCTTGTCACTAAAGAAAGTTGCTCTATTCATACTTTTTTTATGACCTTTAAGCGTAAACCTTCCTTGACCTATATTTTTTTTAGCCGTCTCAACAATATCTTTCCATAATGCCTCTGTTGCTGTATTAGGAGGAGGATCCATTCCATGTTTTGCATAATCTATAGCTTTGGCAGTCACACGCCATACTTTACGTTTAGCTCTTCCTTCTTCAGTAGCCATGTCGGCATAATATCTTGCTGTTTCCGCTTTAGATCTTCTTAGTTTTACTTCAGGACCTCTTCGTGCATCAGATTTTCTGCCAACAGCTCTTTGTCTAAAAAGATCTAAACTAATGTCACCTTTGTTATAAAGTTTAATATTTGCTTTCGAAGAAAGTTTTTTTAGTTCTTTAATCGCTAAAGGTTTAGTACTTATTTTTGAATAACCCTTTAATCCTGCATCCCTAGCCCTGTCTCTAATAATTTGAGCCGTAAATGGTCTACCATCTGCTGTGGTATAATTTTTATTTATAATTTCTGCAATTTCAGCAAAAGATTTTTTACCTTTATACTCAGTTAAGATTTCAATAAATTTGTCTTTAGTTAAAACTATTTTAATAGCCATTATACCTCCAAGATCCTAGCTAGACCACCATGAGCAAAAACAGCATCATCTGGGTTAAAAAATGGATCGTCTACTCTTCTTCCCATAGTATCTTTCGCCTGAATGAGTCTTCTAGCAAATGCATCGATAACGGCAGGTGTTCCTTCAGTTGGAAGACTTCTAGTTGCAGCATTTCCATAAAATTTTGTAAAAAGAGTGATTGGATCTCCTTTAGCTCCGCCTCCACCTTCCATAAGCCATTTTAATTCTTGCGGAGACATAATTTCTCTTAGCGTTATACCTACACCTTCTTGTCCTCCCGCCGAGACGTCTAAAAGTTTGAGCATCGTCGCTCGTGCCGCTGCAGTTTTTTGAGGAATGTCAACAGCTCCCATCATTGGTGGTGCAGGAGGTAGTTTTCCTTCCTGAACGAGTTTGTCGATTGCTGCAAAGTCTTTATCCTTTAGAGGACGACCCATAAATTTATGAGTTTCTTTTGGAAATCTTCTTAGGCCCTCGATTCCTGCTCCAATATTCGTTACGCTTGCACTCGGTAATGGGGGTGGATTATAAATTTTGTTAAGACCTTCAAGGTTAAGCTCTAAGGCTCTGATTTGAATACTGTTTAATTTGTTAGCGGTTGCAAAACCCATAGCATCTTCAACTGCTTCAATGATTGTTTCTCGTGGTCCTAGCTGCGCTTCAGTTGCCGACTCTATTCCTCGTAAAGGGCCCTGGAACAAGGGATTCTTTGTGGGTCCTTTGCCTAAAAAACTAATATTGGTTCGAGTCCCCATAAACTTACCGGGATTTGCTCCAATCCCTTGAGCCAATTTCATTAAATTCTGTAATACGAGTTGTTTAGCCATAATAATTTAGTCCGGTTCTCTCAATTTTCTCTTCCTTATAGTCTTCAGGATGAGTTACAAACATTCCGCCTCTTAAACGCATAATTGCCTGCGTTGTAGAGTCCACATAGTCGTCATGATCACCATGCGGGAATGCTGCGCACTCTTCCACCACTTCCTGGGCAAAATGTTCATGCATCGGGGCCCAAATCTTCCCTGCTTCAAAAAGCGGAGAGATTGAATTCACTCTTACATGCTTATCATTTCCTTTTGACGGCGTAAAGTTAATAACTGGGATTCCTATGTTTCGAAGTTCATGAGTAAGTGGAATTCCTGATGCCTTGGCCTCGATCAAAACAATATCAGGACGCCAGTGTAAATACTCTTCATGAGCTAAGCGCCTTAATTCCGGAAATTCATATCGACCTTTGAACGCATCAAGTAAAATTGCATGTTGACCACTTCCTTCTTTCTCAAAAACTCCCCAAGTCGTAATGGCCGAAAAATCGGCCGTTTCTTTTTTCATAAAAGCTGTGTCGTAGGACTGAATAATAAAACTTGTTTTAGGAGGCTTCTCATCTTCCCAATTTTTCCACCAGCCTCGTTTAATAAGGGCCCCTTCTTCAGCAGTTGGAGTTTGCATGTATTGAGCGTTCCATTTACCAACGCTAATAGAAGCTTTTACAGATTCTAATTCATCTAGATTCCAGTATTCTGGCCAAACAGGTTTCTCGTTTGGTAGGATAGCTGGAAATTCGACTACTTCCCATTGATCTCCTTTGACTTCTCCCTGAGCCTTGAGTAATGCGCCCGTTAGATCTCTTGTAGACCAACGAGTCATAACTAAAATAATCCGGCCTCCGGGCTGTAAACGCTGACGAGGTCCAGAAGTGTACCACTCATATGCTTTATCAAAAGAGTCTCTACTTAATAAATCTTTTTCTTTGTGTGGGTCATCAATGATCAGAAGATCAGCCCCTCTTCCCGTCATGGCGCCTCCAACCCCGACTGCAAAATACTCACCGCCTTGTGAAGTTTCCCAGCGACCTGCTGCCTTACTATCTTCTTGCAGGGTCGTATCAAAAATTTCTTGATATTCAGGAGAATCGATAACATGTTTAGCTTTACGACCAAACCGTATAGCAAGTTCTGCTGTGTGGGTAGCTTGAATTATTTTTAAATCTGGATTTTTTCCAATCATCCAAGCCGGTAGATAGTTTGATGCAAATTCGGATTTTGTGTGCCTGGGTGGCATATTCACAATAAGTCGTTTAATTTTACCGTTAGCGATATCATTAAATTTTTTAGAAATAATTTTATGATGCTCGCCACTAATAAACGCAGGCCAAATATATTTTATAAATTCTAAAAAATCCCCTTTAACTCTAGTTTGGGTCTCTAGTTGATCTGCTTTTAAGTATGCTTTTAAGTACTCTTTTTGCTCATCTATTGGTAATTTTTTTATAAAATTTATGTCATCGTTCATATGAATCATCGTTTTTAAAAGTCTTACCATGAGAGTCTGAATTAAGCAATAAAGGGTAAAGTTGGGACCCCTATTTTTTCTTTAAGGGGGGTGGGCCCTCCCCGAATCCACCTATGCAGTTTCTGCAATGGGTCCTACTGGTTGTATGTCCCACCCCCCTCCCGAGCCCGGGATTGTGGGAGGGGGGTGGGGGTGTAAGGGTACGGGTGGGCCCGCCCCGAATAGCACAACCTCAAGAGGTATGCAATAATAGCATAGGATATTATAAGATTTATCTTGACACGATATTAAAACGTGGCGATTTCTCGCCACGTTTCATGTTTAACTTATTGTGAGATAAGTTATTCTGTTAATGTAGGTTGCTCGTTAATCTCCCACTTAATACTTGCTGTTCTGTATTGAGGTTGACCATTGTCAACTTCTTCTGTTGCTTGGATATCAACATACTTTTTATAAGGGTAGCCAAATTTCTTATGGACACCTTCAAAACATTCATCATCAAGAGTAGC